GAGCAAGATCATTGGCTTTGTTAACCTTTCCTTTTTCAAAGTCAGTTAAATACTTGTTTTGCAACTCACTTGCGTTTGTTGTATTTTGGAAAGAATCAAATAACCCCATGATATTTATCCTTATTTGATCTGATTGGTTGAGCGCAAATATTGCTCAATTTGTGTTCTACTTTTCTTTGGATTTGATTTCTGGAAAAGCTGTATTTTTTCTTCATCAGAATAAGTTTTACCTTGGCTTTGAATAGGCGGATTAGATGGTTGTGGTGCAGAAGGTCTTGAAACAGAAGCCGCTTTAGGCGGTTGCGCTTTTGATGTAAGAGTTTCTTTCTCAACTTCTAATTCTTTTGCAAGGCTTGCTTCAGCTTTTTGTAAATCACGAATAGCTGATGCCATTCGATCAGAACTTAAGAATGTAGATGGTGATGCAATTTGATCTTTTGCACGTTGAGCATCGTCTTTAGCCTGAACACCCTTAGCTGCATTTAAAACAGCATTTACCCTAGATGTCAAAGCTCTTTGTATTTCATCTTTGTCAACTTGATTTCCAAAAGATTTAGCACCAAAAATAGGAGGAATAACTGCCCCTCCAAAATCCCAAAGATTAGTCCCTAAATCATATTTAACTTTACCACTTTCAATACTTTTTAGAAATCTATCTAATTCTGGTTTTCTATTTTGTATTTGTTCTAACTGCTTATCTATATCAGCAATATTCTGAATAACTGGTGTAGGCAAAGTTCCTGTAGTAACCTGCTCAACCTTAGGGCCTCCTGATGGTGGCGCTATTGGAACTCCAGCATTATCTGTAGTTGGTGTCTCTTGACTAATAAACTGTTTAAATGTCAAAGGAAATGCCTTTGATGGGTCAGTCGCAGGATTTGTTACCAGTTGTCCTGCTGCTTGGTCAAAAAATGTTCTTGGCTTAGATAGCATTTGTGCCGCCATATTGGCATCAGACAATTCCTCTCCAGAAACTTCTTGTTTGTTTCTAAGTTTTGTTTCAACAGTTCTAAGAGCTTGAATGTATCTTTCGTCTCCTGTTAATTTTGGAGGAAGACCTGCTTTTACCTCTTGAGCTTCTCTTAATGAAACCAATGCATCTGTTTCTCTGACTTTACGTTTTTCTTGACGCAATTCTTTAGCCCTATCAGCATAGTTAATAGCCAAAGGCATATTACCAATATTGGCTAATTGTTGAGCAACAGCTTCTAATGAATCAGGGTCAGCAAGATTTGCAGAACGAGCTATTTGTTGTGTAGCAGCAATCAACTGCAACTGTGGGTCTTGACCACCCAAAGCACCACCAACACCTTGACCTAACTGATAACCAGCAGTTCTAGCACCTAAAGCCGCTTGTTGAAAGGGGTTTAGTTGCACTTCTTGAAACGCACGATTCTGAAACTGTGCCAACTGGTTTTGTTGGTACTGCTGAGGAGATGTGAACAATCCTAAGATTTCTGATGACATTGTCTTTTCTCCTTATGCTACAAAAGATTGTTTTCTATTAAGCAATATATCAATTAATTGTTGATTAATTGTTGCTTGATCTGTCGTTACACCAAATGCTCTGTTTAATGCACCAGTAAAATTAGGACTTCCTGCAAAACCAGCCAACACATTGCCACCTAAAGAATAGGCATTTGCTGGAGCCATTGTTTGAGCCGCACTAGTGATGCCCTGACTCGTTAACATTCCAGCTTGTGCCGCACCAGCAGTAGTCTTAGCACCAATTTGAGTACCAAGTGTCATTGGTTGTTGAGCAAGATTCTCAAGCCCTGTTGTTACATCCATAACATTGGTAAATGGCGCAAGAGCCGCTGTTTGACCAGTGTAGTATCTACCCTGCAAGTTAGCACCAGTATCGAACAATCCAGCGCCAAACCTAATCCTGTTTTGCGCCTCTTGATCTGCCTGTGCCGCAAGGACTAAATCACCTTGTGCTACTGAATTGTAGTAAGCCGCTAACTCAGGATTTGTTGCCATTAAATTGCCACCTTGGGCAACAGATAAACCGCCTCTACCTTGCTGTTGTTGAATATTACGAATATTGCTCAACTGCAATTCTCTGCTTGGCGCAATCAAAGCTTGTTGCTTGGAAATATAGTCTGCCGCAACTTCTTCTGGACTCTTTTTAATGTAACTACCTCCAAGACTAAACAGATTCTGTGCCGCACCAGTTAGAGGAGCATAATCTGTTGATGCTTGTTCTGCGCCAGTTAAACCTCTGTTTGCCAATGTAGACAATCGGTTTTGGTAACCAAGAATCTCAGGGCTTGGCGTATATCCTGCTTCAATAACATTTCCAGCCGCATCAGTTTTGAAGTTGGATGAACCAAATCGAGTAGTCACACCAACAGGTCTAAATCGAGCCGCATCAGCCGCAATCTGTGCTGCCCTAACTTGTGCATCTGCTTGTGTTTGTGCTGCTTCCTTGGCTTGCTCAGAAGTTAAATAAGAACTACCAGCACCTATTAATCCTTGAATAACAGATGGGGCAAAATTCTTTAATGTATCTACTGAGATACCAGTTGCATTTGCAATAGACTGCAACATACTTGGAGTGACAGTAGCACCAGCACCGCCAGCGGAAGATATAAGCGATGGACTCATAAAGTTAGCGCCACCAGTAGCATTAACACCGCTATTTAATAGTCCTCCTCCAGTGGCTGTAGCCGCCGCAGTTCCAGCGTTACCAGCAGAAGATATAAGTGCGGGACTCATAAAGTTAGCACCACTTCCTGTAACAGCAGGAGCAACAGCAGGAGCAACACTTGGACTAAATAGACCACTACCAGCAAGGTAATTAGCACCCAATGCAGTCAAAATCATTGGGGCAAACTCAGTACCTAGTTCCCTTACCATACTGAAAAAGCCACCATCTTCCTGCTTACTTAAATCAAATACTCCATAATCAATAATTCCTCCAGTTTTATTAAATCTTGGTGAAGAAGCTATGTTTGGCTGGTTTGGATCAGGAGTTAAATAGTTGCCTTCAGCAAATGACAAATATTCAAAATTACCTTTATCGTCATATTTGGCGGCAAGTTTTAAACCATTAGCTGTTTTGTCAGTTGGTATTGTGTAGCCTTGAATCTGTCTACCACCACCCAATCCTGCCGCTGGGGAACGATCTGCATATTGTAAATAGTCATCACTAACTTTATCGTATGCTTGAACAGACCCTCCCAATCCTCTATTTACCTGAGGAACTGTAGTTGTGTTTAATTTATCAGGAATATTTTTAAACTCATCAGCACTAAACGCTTGCGCCAGCACAGGTAATGGCTCTAGAGTTGTAGGCGGAAATAAACCATATCGTGACTCATATCCAGTAGCCATTTTTTTCTTCCTTTTATTTAGACTCAAGCGCAGCAATGCGTACTGCTTGTGCATCAACCAATGCTTTAAGGTCTTGAATTGCTTTAACCAAACGAGAAGCATTTTTGTCTAAACCAGACAAAGTTAAATAACCATCTTTTGTTTCACCTATCAAGTCAGGATAAATTTCTTTTACCTCTTGGGCAATAAAACCAATTTGATGGGCTTTTTCTAATATGTAATCAAACTCCACAGGGCGCAACGCCATAATGTTTGCAAGTTGCGATGGTAAATTTACGATGTTTTCTTTTAATCTAATGTCAGAACTAGAACTAAATTGTGCTTGACTAGCACCAGCACCAGTAATTGCGCCATTGCCATTAGAGCCAGAATTGTAAGCAAATGAAACATAGACTTGAGAAGTGCTGGCTGTTGGGCCAAACTTTATGAGGTCTAAAAGAGAAGTTGAGTCTGCCGTTGCGCTACTTCCCAAAATAAGGGCAGCTTTAGCAGAAGCAACAGTAAAGGTACTGGCATTGTTAGTCGCAGCCAAAGTTCCAACTAAAAGATTTCCATTGGCATCTTTTCCTAGTTGCCCAGACCCAATATTGATAACACCCGTACCACCAGTTAACGTACCTGTGTAGGATGGGTTAGCTGCTGTTAAAGAGGTTGAAGTATCAGCCTTTGTTGCAACCGCAGTTGCAATGTTGTTGAACTCGGTATCAATCTCTGTACCTTTAACAACCTTGTTAGCATCACCCGTTGTAAGTGCGTCTTTAGCCGCAAAGTTGACTGTTTTTGTATAGTTTGACATGGTTGCTCCTTATGCAAGTTTGCCTGTTTTGGTTTGAATCTCAATCTTTTGAAATGAAATTGGCGACCCGTTAATGTTAATCTCAAATCCCGTCTGAACGACTTTTCCCGCACCACTTCCGTATGCAGTTAATTCTTGCAAAACAATGCCTGTTGCATATTGTGCAATGTTGTATTCAGCAATACCATACTCAGACACAGATTGCGTTGGTATAGAAATTGTCTGTGATTGGTAACTTGATGTGAAATCATAGCCCCAAAACACAGATATTGCTTGGTTACTACCACCAACAACAAGAACCTTAATTTTCTTGATGATTGAGGTTTGACCGTCATTGCCTAAATCAGCATTGTTTGTGTAGTATTCCATCCGATACGCTGAACCATTGTCTTGGTAACCAGTGTATTTTGATACAAAACCAGTTTTACCAATGAGCAAATCACCGTTGCGGCGAGAGCAAAAACTTTTTGGCTCAATGCTGTCCCATATCGTTACACGATAAGAACCATCCTCTAAAGTCGTCTTTGTGTCAAAACAAAAAACTTTGTCTGAGGTTGGGCAAGTCAACAGATAAAAACCATTCTGTTCAGAATAAACAGACCTCAACTCTGAGGCTGATTCACTTGCAACTACGGTTAAAAAATCGTTTCTAATATTCTTTGACAAGTCACCTAAAGGTGCAGACTTTTCTTGCACTGTACGCAAAACAGAACGCAAACCACTGCCGCTTAAGAAAACAACATCCTTGCCTGTGTTTTGAATCGTGTCTCTTGCTATGCACCCAACACTTGAGATCGTGTCGGAAAGCGCCATAGTTGATGGGGTTGTGGCATTTGCATAAACCAAGATTTGCCGTTTACCAAAGATAAACAAGAATCCGTTATGCGCCGCTAACCCTATTATTTCATCTGAGCCGTTAGACCAGACACGGGAAACATCTAACGTGCCTGAAGTACCAGTAGACCAAACAAAACCCGACAACAAATCGCTAAAAGATACTGTTGTGTTGTTGGTTGTTGTGTTAGCCGCCCAAATACGA